ATGCAGTAGACCTCGTCGGGCGCAGTGTGAATGTGGATTTCGTAGGTCAATGGGAACGTCAACGGCGACACAGGAAACGCTCCGATGCGCGCGGTGTCTGGCGCCGCGCCGGTCAGGAGATTGCCGGCGTCGATGCCGGTACCGCCCAACACGTTGATGAATGAGCCGGCAATTTGCAGGCGCAAAAATGCGGTGCCCTTGCTCAGCACTTCGCCGTTAATCGCCCAACCGTTAGCAGTGCAGGCGTTGATCAGTGCGGTGCGCAGCGCGCCCAGGTCGCCGGCTGATCCGGTAACGAATGCCATCAGGCCATCTCCATCGCGTAGTAGTCGCTCGGGCCGGTGCGGGCCGAGTCCTGGATGACGACGAAAGCGCGGCCGCCGGCGGCGATAATCGCGGCCACCGCTTGCGCCACAGTGAGCCCGGTTTGATCGACCACTGTGCCGCCCACCTGCATCACGTTTTCCACAGCGTTGTTGAACCCGGTAATGTAGAAAATGCCATCGAGAAATCCGTACACGTTTGGTGAATTATCGTTTGGCTCCACGCGCATAGGATGGTAGTAGCCTCCGGTGTCGCGCAGATTTAGCAATGTCGCGGCCGTGCCGTTACCGGCGATGACGCGGGTGTTGTTCCACGGGTACACATCCGGCGTGATCCACAGATTGGCTTTATTGCGCAGGGCAAAGTTGCTGCGAGTGCCTTTGTATGGCATCACAATGCTGGCGTCCGAAAACCGGGTATTCTGCACGCCGATCAACATGCCTGCATTGATCAGCGGGCTGGGGAATTGCGTTGGCCGCGCGTACGGAAACATCTTGCCGACATAGCCGGACATGTACACCGGGGTGCCCACTTTCATCGCTACTGCAAGGCGCTGTCCATTGCCCACCATCCAGTAGTCAATCGCATTGTTGTGCGCCGGAACGCCGCTCAAGCGTGCGCCGGGCTGCGAGTCGAACGGGTTGCCAGCAAGGAACCCGGTAAAGGTAGCGAACGCGAGGTTGTAGAAATCACCGGGCTCGCTCTGGTAGGTGCGCACGCCGATGAATAATTGCTCAGTGCCGGATAGCCCGCTGCCTTGCAGGATCAACTCGCGGTTGGCGCTGACGGTGTCGTAACGCAACACTGTCCACTGCTGGCCGGCTGCGACCAGCGCAGCATCGGCGGTGAGAAAATCATGAATGGCCTGCAGCATGTTGTAGTGCGCGAGTTGCGACACGCCATTCACTGAGCCGATTTTGAATGCCACT